CATTGAGTGCTGCACCGATGTGACACATCGTGTTGATCTTTGGAATTGGGAAGTTGCGCTTCTCGCTTTTGCCTTCAACTGCGCTGTTGTAGTAGTCATCATGAATCAACACTTTGTCTTTGATGCGCGGATAAACCACAGCAGCAAGGAAGTCTTGATCGGTCATGTAGTAATCCCTTGCGGTGGCACGATAGGAATCAATCAAATCTTTCATGTCGCGCAACTTCTTTGTGTAAGCCGAAAACATTCCGGCGCTGATCAAATAGTTGTGACCCTTTGGATGGTCTTTCATGATGTGAGCATCAAACAATGACTTCTTGAAATGGGCGTGCGCCACTGCTTCGCGCTGGCCAAGCCGGGCATCAACATCCCGGCACATCACCAAATCTGCGCCTTCATCTGCGAATGCGTAATATCTCCACAGCCTTGCAAAATTGTCTTCTGGTTCATCCACTTCAATGATGCGGGTGTTGGTCATCAAATCCAAGGTTTGTTTGATTGCAATTGGAACTTCTGCGCCGATGTAGAACCAAACCTGCGCATCAGGAAAGAATTCTTGTGCAAGCAAAGCATTTTTGATTGCTCCGATTGTGTATCTTTCATCTTTCCCATATAGGGAAAAGGAAATGACTTCCTTCACCGAAGTGCTGTCAGCAATTCTTGATACTCAGGTGATTTGATGTATTCAGTGAATCTAATCTGATCACGATTTGCAAGATTTGGATTGTTCACTTCTTGGTACAGCGCATCCATTTCACCTTTGCCAGCAAATGGGTGCATATGTTCGATGATCACATCACCCAAATATCTGATTGCATTCAAATCAGTTCCCAATTTCAACCAGAAGTTATCCAAGAACAAATGTTCAAATCCGGATGGAACCATACCTTCTAATGCATCAACGATATTTGCGGTCATAATTATTTGGGTTGGAAGCCGGTGACCTTGCAAAAGGTCATTGCCATAAATCAAACCAACTGGCATTTGCTTCAATTCTGAAATGAAGATTTCATCCCAGTGTGGGGTGCGTGGCCGGTGATCATCTCCCATGAACCCAAAAAATGAAAATTCACCCCGCAAGGCTAAGGCGGCGCGGTTTAATGGTCGCGCCATTCCTTTACCTTCGCGGGGTAGTTGAATCAATAATGGAATGGAAAGTTTGTTGTATTCATCAAGTTGTGGGTCATCATCATCAACGACAACAACAAGTGTGCATTGTGCTTTTGTATCTTCAAAAGAATCCATCAATGCTTGAATGTTTTGCGGTCTGCTTCTGCTTGGAACAATGATTGCAAGATCACTCATGGCTGATCTCACCTGCAATTGCAAAGTATGCAGCGCCGTCAATATATGAATCAATGTGATCTGGCGTTTGCACAAGTCTTGCTGCTTTCACCATCGCCATGCACAGTGCTGCTTGTGCTGGTGTGATTTCTTTTTCAAGAATTACTGACCACAACTTTGCAATCCTTTGGTGATTGATAAGTGGGTGACCATAATCTTTTTGCCTGTCAGTTTGAATCAGCCGCTTGGCTTCATCAAGAATCTTCCCCCGGTTCATTTTGTTACTCCTTAGATGATCGGCCGTATGCTTGATCTTTGCCCAACGCTCTCATGATAACAGGCAAGAATGAAACCCACACGCCGTTGGCAACCATCTTCCAATCTGCATCTGAGAAATCCCAAGGTGATTTGCCGATCGTTGCCATCAAGGTGATGACAAGAACCATCAATGCACGAAAATATGTTCCTGCTGCTGCAACTATCTTTGGATTGATTTTCATTTTTTCTCCGGGTTCCCAAGGCCAAGTGCCTTGATGTGTTTTTTGGCTTCCCCCGGTGAAACAATAACTTCGAAATGCATGTCATCAGGTCTGTTCTTGTAAGTATATCCACCGCGCAATTTATACTTTGCACACAGTTCATCAAGAATGATTTTTTGTTCTGGTGTGAAGGTATCGCGTTTTCCAAGCGGATGCCGATTGGCGTTCAGATCAAGGGCGCTGCCGGATGAATGATTGGAAAGTGATTCTTCTGACCCTCTCACCATTCGAAATGCAAATCCCCAATCATCGAGTTCACCTTTGTCAATCTTTTCTACACGCTCATTGAATTCTGCGGCGAAGTTGATCAGCAATGGTGCGGCTGCTTCAGCAACGCGAACTTTAATATCTGTGCCCGGAATTGGGTATGACTTTACTTTGATTGCTTCAGGATTTTGTGATGCTGGCCAACCATTTTGTGATTTCATTTTTTCTCCATCAAGATGCGCATGATTTCAGAAACTTGAAGTTCCAATCTTGTGACGGAATCTTTAAGGCTTGTTCCAGAATTGGGTTTGAGTTCATTCAGGTAATGTTTGACCAGCCATCGAATTGTTGCCAAAAATGCACTGGCAATTGCAATGATGCTGACAATCAAACCTGCCCAATCTGTTGGTGTCATTCCTAATCCTTAGCGATTGTTGATGAGATAACCACAGGTTGATGTTCCTGTTGTTGTTATTCCATACAGTTTGTCAGTTGGTGTTAATGTCATGACAACTTTTTGATTGTTGTCTAATTTGAAACCCGTTGATGTGGTCACATTACTTTGGCCAACATAGAACGCACCAGATTCACCATGAAGGTGAACTTCACGATATGTTGTTCCAGTATCAATGATCAGCGTTGCGGCTGTAGTAATTGTGACTTGACCAGATTGCATCTGTTATCTCCTAGGGGGTCAAAGTAATCTTCCCAAGTTGGGATGGATTCGGTGGTGCAATTCCCCGTAAGAATTGACATCAGCCAGCGATGGCGGCGGCTTCTTCTTCAGTCAAACCAAGGGCTGCCAACTTCGCCAGTGCAGATGCTTTGGCTGCTACCTTTGCTTCTGCTTCTGCTTCACGCGCTAGGCGATCTGCTTCGGCATTGGCTCTGTCAATTTCCATTTGAGCAATTTCTTCATCAGTCAATTCGATTTCAGTCTGAATCCCCGTTTCGCAATTGACTTCGATTCTGGTTGGTTTTGTCATTTTTTCTCCTTATGAGTTTTTGATGCCGTAGAGGTCAAAGCGTGAGCCAGATACAAAACTGTAACCATCACAATCAATTTCTATTGATGCCGTTGCCGCAGTGTTTGATGAAATACCATATCCGGCATAAATGTATGCAGTGGTAGCATTATTTTCGCCTACAGCCGAAGTGCCAACATTTTTATATTTATTTCCCGTATAAGATGGCAAATAAATTTGAACATTACTAAAAGTGTTTGCAGTCGCACTAGTGCCTGGTATCACTTGATTTGCCATAATAGACGTAGTACTTGTAGCACTCGTGGCGGCTGCTCCGCTACCTAATATATACACATTATTGTAATTTGTATTTTGTCCATTAAATCGCATTGTGTACCAACTACCTATTACGCCACCATTACATCTAGCAGAAATAACTATTAATAAGTCCGTATATGTTTGAGGAATAGAAGCAAAAGTAATACTTGCCGTGTTTGTAGTTATGACACTTTTTGCTAAAGCAAAATAAGTATTAGCCATTATGCCGCCTTAATTCCGTAAAGACTAATGACGGTTCCCGCCATTATATTTGTACCACTGGTCGAAAGTGTTATAGAAGTAATTGCAGCGGTGCTTCTAAATAATCCAACCACTGCACGTGAATAATTTTCTATTGACCTTGGCTGTGACCCACTTGTTGCAAAAATTGTTTTGTTGGTTGAACCAGCATAACTAAAAAAATCAATTATTGCTAAAGTAAATAAATTTGAATCTGCTAAATCAGCGCAAATGTTGGTACCCGAAATAGAAGTTTCATTTGCAATAAAATTAGAAGTAGCGGTGGTTCCGTCACCGCGTAAACTTAAATTTGAATAACTGCTAGTTGTAATTCCATTCATTTGAATAAACAATTCGGCTGAATATCCACCTCTGTCTGAACGAATAGTTGTTATCAATTTCAAATCGGTATAAGTTGCAGGAATACTGCTAAAAGTGTATGAAGGTGTTGCTGATGAAATTGTAGTTGTTGCAATCGGTTCGTATGTAACTGCCATTATGCCGCCTTAATTCCGTAGAGTGCGAAGGTGGTTTGAGTATTAAAATTTACAGCGCCATTATTAATTAAACTAATACTACTTACAGCAGAAGTTGATTGCCATAACCCAGAAAATAGAGAGATTCCACCGCTACCATTATC